CTATGAAAGCTGGAACGGAACCAACTGAATAATGGCTGCTCCAAACGTCAACAAGCTAGCTGAGGACATGTCGTATCTACGTAAAGATATGGCAGTTGTTGGCGCGCTTGTTGATCGTTTGGATACTACTATTGATAAACTTACAGACATTTCAAACAGCGTATCAAGTCTATTAGCTGTGCATGAAACTAAACTGACTTCTCAAGAGATCATAAGTAAACAACTAGCAGATTTAGTGGAAGCCCGAAGAGTGGAAACAGACGACAAGATTCAAATCCTACACGAACGTATTTCTTCAGGCGAACGCGAGCTCAAAGAGAGCATCGACAATCAGTACGACGACTTGATGAAAGAAATCAAAGAGATGCGTGCTGAATCTACAGTACAACATAATACACTCAGCAATCGCATTACAACCATGGAAAAGTGGATGTGGACTGTGATTGGTGGATCCGCTATTGTAGGTGGACTTATTACTCTTATCCCGTGGGATAAATTTTTCTAATCACAGCACTTTTTTGTGTACTTATTTTCCAAACTGAGTATAATGATACTATCAGCTTTGGAGTAATACCTTGATTTGGTTAGATCACAAATACATTAATCTGTTATCCGGTAGGTTAGAAAGATTCGCTCGAGTCGGATCTGAGACCTATCGATTCCGTTGTCCTATCTGCGGTGACTCCGAGAAGGATAAAAGAAAGACTCGTGGTTACGTCTTTCAGCGAGGTGGTAAGCTTCGTTATTTCTGTCACAACTGTGGCGCCTCCATGCGATTCCAGTATCTGATCAAGTCTATAGATCCTACACTATATCTGGAATATGTCAAGGAAAAAATTAAAGAGAATAATCAAACTAACGAGACGCACGAGTTTGCTCAGAAGATGAAGCCGCCGGTATTTGTCAAAGAGTCTCAACTCGCCGAACTCATTAAAGTGAGTAAGTTAAAGCCAGATCATCCTGTAAAGCAATGGGTTGATGGTCGACTAATTCCAACGAGTTCTCATTATAAACTCTTTTATTCTAAGAAGTTTGCCTCATGGGTGAACTCTATGATTCCTGATAAGTTCAAAGCTGAAGTAGAGAACGAACCTCGGCTCGTCATTCCATTCTTGGATGAAGATAAAAAGCTCTTTGGTTTCCAGGGTAGATCGTTCAAGAAGAATGGCCTACGCTATATTACCATCATGTTAGATGAAAGTAAACCAAAAATTTTCGGGATGGATACTGTTGATCGAACTAAAGATATATATTTAGTTGAGGGTCCAATTGACTCATTATTTATTCCAAATGCAATTGCATCTGCTGGTAGTGATTTAATTTCACAATTGCTGTTGACAGATTTACCAAAAGATAGTATGGTTGTAATATACGATAATGAACCTCGTAACAAAGAAATTGTTAAGAAGGTAGAAAAAACAATTGAGGCTGGATATCGAGTTTGTATCTGGCCCAGAAGTATCGAGCACAAAGACATCAATGACATGGTCTTGGCTGGATACACACCAGAACAAGTGAAGGAAATTATTGATGAATGCACTTACTCCGGACCGACTGCGAAACTACATTTCGCTTTATGGCGTCGTGACCATTAATAGAATTCTGACGTTGCCAGAGAAAGACCTGACTTGGGTTGTTTACAACGCCAACATGGTACCAACTGCAACTAAGTTGATTATTGATCTACGTGGTATTGAATTCTTTTCAAAGTATGTCAGAGTATCATCTCGTGATATAGAAGATATTGAATCGTGTGGTGTAGGCATTGTTTATTTCGACCCTAACCTGTTTAATCACATAGGAAACGGATATGGATGATTTAGTAATCAATGAATTCGGAATCGAGTACGAAAAGATTGTAATCAAGAAACTTCGAATCTTCCGAGTAGGCAAGCAATGGCTTGTAGAGTATCAGCGTACTCCTCGTCTATGGGCACCGTGGGATTACTTCTGGTGGTACAATGATGGACAGTATGTTGAGTACTACGATGCTCTTGCACGAGTAAAAGAACTAAAAGACAATGGATACGTAAACATTGCACGTTTCCAAAAGGTGAAGGAATTTGTAATTGAGTGAACCGATTACAAAGATAGATGAATATGAAATAAAGACAGCAAGTGGCGAAGTGTGGAAGGTTACTCTCCTTGGAGATAAAGCTACGAATGGTCAAAGATATTGTGAAGCACATATAAAGGGTAAAAAATGAGTGAAGTAAATTTGGTCGGCCTTACTAAGCCGAGTGCATACACCGGGTGTACAACTGCCAATGAACTGGTTGCATGGGCAGCAAGAGTATCTAATCCCTCTAACCAAAACAACACAGCAACAGCATCCAAGCTGGTTCAGTATCTTATCAGGAACAAGCATTGGTCACCTTTGGAGATGGTTCATGTATCAATGGAAATCAGAACAACAAGAGATATTGCCCGCCAGATTTTGCGGCATAGTTCTTTCAGATTCCAAGAGTACAGTCAGCGTTACGCCGATCCAACCCAGGATCTGGGATTTGTTGTACGGGAAGCACGCTTGCAGGATGCCAAGAACCGGCAGAACTCAGTAGACGTTGAAGACTCTCGCCTGCAAGAAGAGTGGGCAATGAGACAAGTAGCTGCAACTGATGCTGCTTTAGATGCTTATGAGTGGGCTATTGATAATGGGATCGCTAAGGAACAGGCACGTGCTGTTCTTCCTGAGGGCAATACAGAATCTGTAATGATTATGTCAGGTTCGCTTCGTTCATGGGTTCATTACTGCGAACTTCGTATGGACAAGGCAACTCAAAAAGAACACCGCATCGTTGCTGAACAGTGCTGGGATATTATTTGTCACCACTTTCCAGATGTGAAGGCTGCTATGGATAGTATGGCAGCACAAGCAGAATTTGAAAGGAAACTTCCATGATCAATTGGTTAGTATATAATAAAAATGATATCGTCGTTGCAGATGTTGAGTCTGAAGAAGAAGCTCTCGAGGTCGTAGAAGATCTTACAGAAGATCCGTGGTGGAAAGACGCAGCGCCTTATCGAATAGAGATGTTGCCATGACGCGAACAATTGTTAAGCAAACAGAAGACGGCGAGTTATATATAGATTTACCACCGGAAACGATAGAAGCCATGGGATGGGACGAAGACACAGTCCTTGAATGGCGAATTTATGAAGACGGTACTATGGCATTAGGGAAAGCGGATGATTCAAGTAACGAAGCGTGATGGAACGCGCGAACCTCTCGATATTAATAAGTTCCACAAAGTTGCTATGCACGCATGTGAAGGTCTATCCGGCGTTTCCGTATCTGATCTAGAAATTAAAACACACATTCAGTTCTACAACGGTATTAAAACTGGAGATATCCAGGAAACTCTCATCAAAGCAGCAGCTGATCTGATTGATGAAGATCACCCCAACTATCAGTATGTTGCAGGTCGACTAATCAACTACCAGCTTCGTAAAGAAGTCTATGGTAAGTATGATCCGTATAAACTTCTTGAACATTATTGTAATGTTCGCAACGATGGATATTATGATACTGAGCTAGGTGAATCATACAGCGCAGCCGAGTTTGATGAACTTTGTAATTACATCGATCATGACCGTGATAATCTGCTAACATATGCTGCCATGGAACAGTTCCGTGGCAAGTATCTTATTCGTAATCGTGTAACCAATAAGTTTTACGAAACTCCTCAAATGGCTTTCATGTTGATTGCCATGACTCTTTTCCAAAACTACAAAAAAGACCGTCTCAAATGGGTAAAGGAACTCTATGATGCAATCAGTACTTTTGATATTAGTTTGCCTACTCCTATTATGGCAGGCGTTCGTTCCCCACAGCGTCAGTTTAGTTCGTGCGTACTTATCGAAACTGACGACTCGCTGGACTCAATAAATGCAACCTCCTCAGCAATCGTCAAGTACGTTAGCCAGAAAGCTGGAATTGGTATCGGCGGCGGTCGTATTAGGGCTGTTGGATCTCCTATACGCAATGGTGATGCTTCTCACACTGGTGTTATTCCTTTCTGGAAGCATTTTCAATCTGCTGTTAAATCTTGTAGCCAAGGTGGTGTCCGTGGTGGAGCGGCGACACTCTATTACCCCCTTTGGCATTACGAAGTGGAGGATCTACTTGTCCTAAAGAATAACAAGGGCACTGAAGATAATCGTATTCGTCATTTGGACTATGGAGTCCAGTTTAATAAGGTAATGTATGAAAGACTTCTATCTGGAGGTAATATCACCCTCTTCTCACCTGGTGATGTACCGGATCTCTATGAAGCGTTTTACACGAGCGTTGATACGTTTAGAGAACTCTATGAAAGAGCAGAAAGAAACACCAAGCTCAGAAAAAAGACCATCCCTGCGATTGATCTCTTCTCAGCCTTCGTTACCGAAAGAAAAGACACAGGTCGAATCTATCTGATGAACGTAGACCATGCCAATGAGCATGGTTCGTTTACTGAAGCAGCTCCAATCAAGATGAGCAATCTATGCTGCGAGATTACACTACCAACTACACCGTTGAAGGATATTCATGATGAGTCAGGCGAAATTAGCCTTTGCACGCTTGCAGCAATCAATTGGGGAAGAATTAAAAAGCCGTCTGATTTCGAAAAGCCATGCACCATTGCAGTACGCGCTTTGGATGCCCTATTGGATTATCAGGACTATCCTGTTCGTGCCGCTGCTATTGGTACTCGGAATCGTCGGCCTCTGGGCATTGGTATCATCAACTTTGCTTATTGGCTGGCTCGTAATGACACCAATTATTCTAATCCAGACCTTGATCTGGTGCATGAGTATGCTGAAGCATGGAGCTACTATCTTATTAAAGCCTCGGTCGACTTGGCTGAAGAAGTAGGAGCATGCCCACTCGATCATGAAACCAAATACGGGCACGGGTATATGCCAATCGATACGTACAAGAAAGATGTCGATGAGTTGGTTGCTCCTAACTATAAGATGCCATGGAGCATTCTTGCGAGTAGAGCGCTATCAACTGGCATTCGTAACTCGACTCTCATGGCTCTGATGCCGGCAGAAACTTCTGCTCAGATCTCTAACTCGACCAATGGTATTGAACCACCACGTGCTCTGGTTTCGATCAAGCAATCGAAGGACGGCGTGCTGAAGCAAGTTGTTCCTGGTATTCAAAAGCTGAAGAATAAATACGAATTACTATGGGATCAAAAATCTCCTGAGGGTTATCTCAAGATTATGGCTGTCCTACAAAAGTTTATCGATCAGGCAATCTCGGTAAATACTTCTTACAATCCTCGTCATTATGAGGATGAAAAGATTCCGATGTCTGAAATGATTAAACATCTTTTGATGCATTATAAGTACGGCGGTAAGACTCTGTACTATTTCAACACCTTTGATGGTGCTGGTGAAATTGAAGAACCAAAACCACTAGCACAAGGGCAAGTAGATGATGAGGATTGTGACTCTTGTAAAATCTAACAGGAGTATTCAATGGCAAGAAAATCGCCATCAGCATCAGCTGTACAACACGTAAAGATCGTAACAGGTACATCGCAAGATATACGTCGACCAAAGCTGTCGTCCATGAATAAGCACAAGAAGAGAAATTTTAAAGCATACCGTGGCCAAGGCCGTTGACAGGAGAGTGAAAATGGATTATATTATGATTGATAACGACAAATGGGATGACGCCGGAAAGAAGTATAGACTGATTTCTTTGAATCGTCGTCCTAAAAGTACGGCCGTTGAACTAGAACTTGAATATGATGGACAAGTTATTCATAGAGTGGAAGCTTACCATAACATTCAGTTTTTAGAAGAAAAGGGTTAGAATGCTATACACAGGCTCAGGGAATCTTCCTCACCACATCTATTGTTGGGTAGATTCTTCATTTATTCGCAAAGATGCTAAGCCTAATACGTATGAGCCTTGTATTTGGTTTGCACTACATGCAAAAGCAGGTCATTCATGGGGATGTCATGTAATGCTTGAATGTGGTGCAGTTTGGAGAGGTGTTCCTCCTCATGCATTAGCATTTGCACCAGATCCAGAAAAAACTTGGCGTCTTAAAGATACACAAATATGGGATTGTTATGGCGATCAGTTTTCTGTGTTGATATATAGTTATCTGCACAGCCAACAAGCAGAGATTCGAAGAAGCGGCCTTTTTGGCCGTTATCTTTTTACAGTCGTTCCAATGAACGATGGATATACACAACACCCGTCTCAATCAAAAGAATTCATGTTCATTCAACTTGACAATGGTAGACTTACTATCATGCCAACGAATGAACTTCGATTCCATGATAAGTCATACACCGAGGGCGATTGGCCTAAGGATTTGAAACTCAACGACAGTACCTGGAGAGTAGAATGACAGTATTTAGCATCAAGTTTGAAGATGCGACACAACAGAATTGTTTCTTTGGCGAGCCAGTAAATATTGCTCGCTATGACAAGCAACGTTATTCTATTTTTGAAAAACTAACTGATAAGCAACTCGGTTTCTTTTGGAGACCAGAGGAAGTTGATCTGTCACGCGATAGTAAAGACTTTAAAGGACTGACAGAGAATGAGAAACATATTTTCACAAGCAATCTCAAGAGGCAGATCCTCCTTGATTCTGTTCAGGGCAGAGCTCCATCTCTGGCTTTTCTTCCAATATGTTCGCTTCCTGAGTTGGAAACCTGGATCCAAACTTGGGCGTTTAGTGAGACGATTCACTCCCGTTCCTACACTCATATCATTCGTAACGTCTATTCTGATCCTTCCAGAGTCTTCGATGAGATGCTGGACATCCAGGAAATAGCTGATTGCGCACAAGACATTAGTAAGTACTATGATGATTTGATTAAGTGGAATAATCTGGCATATGATCCCGGTGAATTTTATAATGAATACGATCATAAGAAAGCACTGTGGCTCTGTCTGAATGCCGTGAATGCTTTAGAAGGAGTAAGATTTTATGTCTCGTTTGCATGCAGTTGGGCTTTTGCGGAAGTTAAGAAAATGGAAGGCAACGCCAAAATCATCAAGCTTATCGCGCGGGACGAGAACGTTCATCTTGCCTCAACTCAGCAGCTCCTCAAAATTCTACCGAAAGAGGATGAAGACTTTGCTCGCATACAAGAAGAAACACGGGATGAGTGCATCAGCATGTTTTACCGAGTGGTCGAACAAGAAAAAAGCTGGGCACATTACCTATTTCAGAACGGGTCGATGATCGGTCTGAATGAAGAACTTCTTTGCCAGTATGTAGACCATATTGCCGCAAAGCGTATGGGTGCTATTGGACTCAATGGTAAGCCTGGAGCGAATCCTTTGCCATGGACTCAAAAGTGGATCTCAGGCTCCGAAGTTCAGGTTGCTCCACAAGAAACAGAAATTACTAGTTATGTAATTGGTGGTGTCAAAAAAGATGTTGACGAAAACACTTTCAAAGGATTTAGCCTCTAATGGATTGGATAACCTGCCCCTCATGCGATGAGGAATTCAAAATCATCACGGACAGTACTATAAAACCAGTTTATTGTCCATTTTGTTCTGAAGAACTTGATATTGAAGATCTTTTTGATGACGAAGAAGATGAATAAATAAATCTTTCCGCTTGTTATGGAATAGATTTATGGGTTGGTTATACGAAGACAGAGAGTTTACTCACGACGATGAATGGTACGGCTTCGTATATCTCATTGAAAACTTGACCAATGGTAAGAAATACATAGGTCGCAAGTATCTCACAAAAGCTGGATACAAGACTGTCAAAGGCAAACGTAAGAAGATCCGAGTAGAGTCCGATTGGGATTCCTATTACGGGTCTTCTTCTGCTCTAAAAGAGGACATTGAAAAGCTCGGCAAAGAGAATTTCAAAAGAACTATTTTGCGTCTATGTAAATCCCGTGGTGAATGTAATTACTTTGAAACAAAATACATCTTTGATTACGATGCAATATTAGATCCAAACTACTATAATACTTGGGTAAGTTGTAAGATTCAAGCAAGCCATGTGAAGGCTTTACTTTTTAACCCCGAACAGGAGACTTTATGAGGTGGGCAAAGTACTAGAACATAAGCACTTAATTGTAAGAGCAGAATTAAGTAATCCTCCACAGTGCACGACTGCTATTGAAGCATGGATGAAAAACCTTGTGGAAGCTATTGATATGAAGATTCTGATGGGACCTTATTCGGTCTATTCAGATATGGTTGGTAACCGTGGCTTGACTGCAGTAACCATCATTGAAACTAGTCATATTGCTCTTCATGTTTGGGACGAGTGCGAACCAGCACTTGCTCAATTGGACGTCTATACATGTAGTACTCTGAATATTCAAGATGTATTTCAAGCCATTGAAGCTTGGAACCCAACAAAAGTAGAGTATAAGTATATTGATAGAGAAAATGAGTTGACATTAATTGAGAAGAATGTTATATAATAAGAAGGTGAAGTGATATGCCACATCCAGCAAAAAATAGACCACGTAAGGGTCGCCGTAAAATCGGCTCAACTAAGCGCAAAGCACGTGGTGCTCGTAAAAACAAGAAGTGAGGTTATATAATGGGTAAGAAGAGAACTCGTAAAACAGTTGTATCAAAAGGCCAGCGTCGTAATATCGTTGCTGGTGTAAAGGAAATGCGTAGAGATACGACACCTCTTGAAAAAGCAATGAACAAGCTAAAGGCTTGGAAGAGAGGTCAGAATCCTTGGGTTACCGTTCCAGGACCAAGTTCAAACATGCGCTTTATTCGTGTCCGTGCAAATACTGCATGGGGCGATCCTCGTTATGTAGCAAACATTTACAGAGGAAAGAATGCAGATGAATAAGGTTATTATCTACACTAAAGACAATTGTCCGTTTTGTGTGCAGGCTAAAAATCTATTTTCTGCAAAAGGTGTCACCTATCAAGAGATGAAGATTGGTGCAGAATTAACTCGTGAAGAGTTTATGGAAATCTTTCCAAACGTGAGAACAGTTCCTTTTATTATTATTGATGGAGAAGAAGTAGGTGGTTATGACAGACTCGTTGAATACTACAACCGACCAGAGCAACACTTCCTGGCGGAATGAATATCTTAAAACAACATTGAAGGCTTCAACTCTGCGTGTTGTCTTTGTAAAGAAAGATGGTACAGAGCGTACTATGCTTTGTACATTAAACCCAGATCTACTTCCAGCTCAGACGGACCTTGAAGAGGCTGTACAGAAGAAGACTCCAAATCCAGAAGTGCTGGCTGTGTGGGATCTTGAAGCACAGGGATGGCGTTCATTCCGCTATGACTCGATCATCGGGTTCTCGGAGAGAGAATGGGTACCATGATTTACATGGTAGATATTGACCAGACTATCTGTGTCACTCCATTTGTGGATGGAAAGCATCGCTACGATCTTTCCACTCCAATCGATCATCGTATTGAAGTAATAAATAAACTATACGACCAAGGTCATACTATTAAGTATTGGACCGCTCGTGGTTCAGGTTCGGGAATCGACTGGACAAAACTCACCACACAACAACTAAATGACTGGGGCTGCAAGTTCCATGAAGTGCGTCTAGGAAAACCATCTTACGACGTATGGATTGACGATAAAGCTGTTAACGATAAAGAGTTCTTCTTTCTTGTAGACCATAATGTCGGAGATATTAATGAATAACCAAGACCTAATTGAATTGAATGAACTGAACAAGGAGTCGAATGGTGGAACAGAACTTACCACCCGGAATCTCTTCCACCGACTTACACGTGATGAACTCGATGGCGTCCAAATTATCACTGCTCGCGTCCGCGAACTTGATCCAGAGCGAATTAGAATCTATCATCTTCACGACCTACCTCTCGATCCGGAAGCTGAACACCTCAAAGATCCAGCTTCTCGAGATCGCTTCCACAAGTTGGTCTTCAGCTCTAACTGGCAATATCAGCAATATCGCGACTATCTTGGAATTCCATATAGCCATCAATCGTGCGTTATTGAAACAGGTGTCGAACCTATCCCACTCGTTGAGAAGCCAAAGGACAAAATACGCCTCATTTATACATCCACACCTCATCGCGGATTGGAGATTCTGGTTCCTGTTTTTTGCGCTCTCGCAGAAAAGTATCCAAACATCGAACTAGATGTCTTTAGCTCGTTTGGTATCTATGGTAAGAACTGGGAAGGGCGTGATGCTCAATATGAACCACTCTTCCAGAAAATGAGAGACCATCCACAAATCAACTATCACGGTTGGGCAGATCAGGAAACAGTACGTGCAGCATATCAAAAGGCTCACATCTTTGCGTATCCATGTATCTGGCCAGAGACGTCTTGCCGTTCATTGATTGAAGCAATGTCTGCTGGTTGTTTGGCAGTTCATCCTAACTTCTCTGCATTGACTGATACCTCTGCTGGTTTGACTGTACAGTATGATGGCGATCATGAAGATATGAATCTCCATGCCAACATCTTTGCTCATACTCTGATGTACGCAATTGAAAATGTACAGAATAACGACTTGACAAACCTTCTCACATTCATCAAAGCATATGCTGATACTCGCTTCTCTTGGGAATCAATCATGCCTAAGTGGAAGGGTCTAATTGCATCATTGAAGGAACAACACAGTGATCTTGGCAAAAGCGCCTCTTAGAGTATCGTTCTTCGGTGGGGGTAGTGATATCCCCACCCACTTTGCTACGTGGGGTGGAGCCACTATCTCGACTGCTATCGACAAGTATGTCTATGTAGCAGTCATGCACACTCCTCATGATCATATCAAAGTAACCTATTCAAAGTTAGAATGTGTTACCAACGTAGAAGACATTCAGAATGAAATCGTTCGGAATGCTTTGAAATTCTTTGGAATCAAATCCAACATCGAGATCACTTCATTCGCAGACATCCCTACGATCGGCAACGGTCTTGGTGGATCGTCTGCTTTTACTTGTGCTCTTGTCAAGGCATTGTCTGCCTATCTTGGGTTTGAATATGTTAACCCGTATCTTATTGCCAAGACTGCTTGCCATATCGAGATCGATCTCTGTGGCTGGAAGATTGGTATGCAAGACCAGTTTGCATCTGCATTCGGCGGTATGAACTACATTGAGTATGCTAATGAACTTGGCAATGGCCGTGTAGATGTCAAACGTCTAGACTCAAATGCAATTGAGAACTACATGATCTTGATTCCTACTAATGTAGAACACCATGCCGCAAAGATCTTGGATAACATCAACTTTGAAGCCAAGACGTTTGTCATTCGCCAACTTGCTGACATGGCAAGGATGCAAGGTACTCAGCAGGTGAATATCAACGAATATGGTGGTTTGTTGAACTCGGCGTGGATATTAAAGAAACAAATAACTGAAGGCATCTCTTCTGAAGAGATAGATAGTATGTACGATCGATGCCAACAAGCCGGCGCACTTGGAGCTAAATTGCTTGGTGCAGGCGGTGGTGGTTATATGCTGGCACTCACAGACGCCAAAAGTAAGATTCGCCAAGAATTCTCAGATCATACTTGCCTTGACGTAGGTATTTCACATGAAGGAGCAAGAGTTGTCTATAGAGACTGATATCATATTCGATCATCTAGGCCTGATTAATATTGGGTTTGCCAGTATCGATCATGACGAATTTAAAAAGGCCGCTGAACTTATTCGGTTAACGAGTATTTCAAATTATCGTAATAACATCTATACGATTGGTAATGGTGCTTCTGCTGCAATTGCTCAGCATTGGGCATGTGATTATACCAAGGGATGCAAGAAGGGTGGCATGAGACCACGAGTGATCTCGTTAGCTGCTAACATTCCTCTAATGACTGCCATCTCCAATGATATTAGTTATGATGATGTATATTCATTCCAACTCGAAGCACTTGGTCAAGAAGGCGATGTGCTTGTAGCCATCTCATCGAGTGGTAACTCACCTAATGTTGTCAAGGCAATCGAGACTGCAAAGAAGCTAAAAGTAAAAACTATTGCTCTGACAGGATTTTCACGTGATAACAAATGTGCTCAGCTTGCAGACATTTCTCTTCATGTTGACATTCAAGAGTACGAAGCCGCTGAAGATGTGCACCAAGCGATCATGCATATGATTGCAAAATATTTGCGCACAAAAATT